ACGCGAACAACAGTCCCGTCGGCTTTGGTTATCGTGTCACTGCCGTAACCGATGCGCCAGGCGTTCACGTCCCAATACGGAGTTTCGCGAAAACCCTCTTTGCGCCGCAGCAGGTCTTTCATGCCGCCGAGGCCCGGCTGCATGTTGGCGGAAATGTAACCTTCCGGGTTCTGTTGCGCCTCGGCTTGCGCCGCCGTGAACGCCAGCGAATTGCGCAGCTCCTGCTTGCGGGCCTGCTTCTCGAGCGGCGTCAGCGTGGACTTGTCGATCAGATCTTCCTGATCTTTGACGAACTGTTCATAACTCGCTGGCTGCTGCTGCACCGCGACGCCGGCCTTGCGCTGTTCCTCGGTCAGGGTCAGCCGCGTGTTCGCATCCTGTTGCTGGTACTGATCCTGGAACGCTTGCGCGGTTCGGCGGTTCTGGAACGACTGCGCTTTGGCGGCGTACTCGGCCCGCTTGTCGGCGGGCAGGCTTTCCAGCCACTGCCCGAAGCGCCCGGCGGTCGCGTCGCGCGCCGTCATCCAATGCCCGTCTGCCGCGCCCTGCATCGTGCGCTGGCGCTCTTGGTAGTCGAGATTGTCCTGCTCCTGAAGCTGCAGGAATTGCTTCTCGTAGTCGAAGTCTTTCACGCGGTCGGCGTTCGCCTTGATTTTGGCCGCAAGCTGAAGCCCCGCGTCTGCCAGTCTCTGCGTGGCACGACCGATCTGGCCGCCGAAATCGTCGGCGTTGGCGCGGTCAACCTGCATGCGCGCGTTTGGCAGGTCTTCGCGGTTGCCCGCCGTCATCAAGTCAAGCGGAAGCCGTGCCATCTGTCACCCGTAAACCCGGCTCGCGCCGGTCAGAAGTGTGGTGCCCGCGTTGATGAACCCGGCGGTGCGGGAGTTTCGCGCGTTGGCCTCGCTCAAGGACGCCGAAGCGCGCAGTCCGCGCGCTCGCACGCTGCCCTCGTACAGTGCGGTCAGCCCTTCAAGCGCCCCCTGCGTTTCGACCACGTTCAGGATGTCCGCGACGCTGCCCTCTGTGTCGAAGCCACTCTGAAGCGATGCCGCTCGCGTGGCGGCGACCTTCTGCCGCGTGCGCGTCGCCTGCTCGGACGCTCGCGCCGCCGCGTTCTGGTTCTCCTGGTCGGCTTGCTGCCGCTGGACCTCGGCGTTGTATTTTGCCGCGTCAGACGCCGCCTGACCCTGTTGCAGCGCACCAAGCGTCCCGATCAGCGTCGAGCCGACAGTCAGCGCCGTGCCAAGCGAAAACCCCGATCCAGCCGTGGCGGCCGTCGCGCCCGCTGCGGCCGTGCCCGCACCGAACACACTGCCAATCGCCGAGGCGACACTCGAAACAACCGGGATAAGAAAGGCCATGTCACACCGTCCGTGCGTACATCACATAGTCAATTCCGTTCGCGAATTTGCGCATAAGGCCCTCCTTGTGAAACCCGAGCGCGCGCATCCAGCGGTGCCCTTCGGCGTGGTGCCGGTCAACATACGCTTCGACGCGCTCAAACTCAACCTGTAGAACTTCAAGTTGCCGGCGGATTTCGCGTGTCATCGCCAACATGGCCGGGCCGCTATCCGCGCCGATGAACCCCCACACCGCCGTTCGGCCTTGCCACATCGGCGTGTGGCCGCCGAGCGCGACGAGCTTCCCGTTCATCCTGACGCCCCACACCGGACCAGACTGGATGAGCCGAAACAGGTTATCCGGCGTGCACGGCGATTGACGGCGCTGCGCGGGCTGCGGCTCGAGCTCGAGCGCCATGGAGGGGCGAATGTCGCGCGTGATCTCAATTATTGATTTGCGCATCGCTGATCACCGCGACGAGAGTTGCCGGAAGCGGCATCGACTGTTCGTAGCAGACGTATCCATCGGTGTCATACCCGCCGGGGGACGTGAGCTTGTAGTCTCCGGAAAACAGGGCCGGCGGTGTGCCGACCGGCGCTGCCGGGTTCAGCGTCTTGATGTCGTCCATGCGCTCGAAACTCGGGCCGGCCCGCCCGCCAATGGTCGATTGCAGCCGCAGCTTCACTTCTCCAATGGCTTTGCGCGCGGCCTGCGCCGTACCGATGCCGCCGCTCACTTCCATCCGCATCGTCTGCATGCGGCTCACGAACCGGTAGCCAACGTGCGCCAGCGTAACGGTTCGGTCGAGCGTAATCTGCCCGCCCGTCACGACGCGGTCTGGATGGTTCGCCCCGTTCGCGCAGATGCTGACAGTCTTGCCTTCCATGTGGCCGAGCCCGGTGATCGTCGCGGTCGCGGTGCCGCGATATGTCACGCTGCAATCGACGTGCACCGCCTCCGCCGCGCCCTTCTTCACAAGCCGGTAATCGGTCATGTACTCGATCGAGCGCTGCGTCGCGCCGTTGACGGTGCGCCGGACGATGAACCAAGCGTCGTCAGTCCTGCCGTCGGGCGACGGTATCGACTGAACCGCCTCGACAACCGCGTCCCCGCCGAAGTATTGCGGTGCCCACGCAATGACGCCGCGCTCGCGGTTCAGTACCAGCGCAGCCGTTGTGCCGTCGGAAAGTACGCACCACACAATGCTGTCGCGCTGCTGCTGGTACGCCCAATCCACGATCTCGCGCTGCTCTTGCTCGGTATCCCCTGTGATTTCCGAGCCGTCGAAGATATGCTCCGACAGCACCGTCAGGTCTTCGGCTTTATACCGGTCAATCTCGAACGAGAACCGGGTGTCGCGGATGCGGTGGCCTGCGCGCTCGACAAACAGGATACTCTCCCCGACCTTCAACGGGCGCAGCAGCCGCGCGCCGTAATCGGTCTGCGGGTCGGACTGGACGTTATCGGCGGCGAACACGGTCTGCGTCGTCTGTTCGCGTAGCGCAATCTCGCTTTCAGCCGACCCCATCAGCAGCGCTTTCGACGGCGCGGTCCACCGAATGTCGCCGAGCCTGTCCGCCGCCAGCGTCAGGATCATGGCGGTCTCTTTTGTGACAAGCCCGGCGTCGCGCCGCGAGAAGTTGCTAAAATCACCGACCACGGACAGGAACGCAGTTCGGTTTCGCGTGTAGACAAGCCGTTCTTTGAAAAACGCGATCGTCGTCGGCCAGCCGTAAACAGATGAAAAGTGACTGTGCGACCAGCGGTTTGTCGGGCTGTTGACCGTCTGCAGCGGAAGCTGCGATACGACATCCGCAGTGCACGACACACCGCCTGACGCAACGGCGGTTATCCGCGCCCACCCATACCCCGAGTGCAGATATCGCCAGGTTATTGCGCCGTCGAATGCGTCGCCTTCAGTATGAACCGGCACGTACCGTTGAATGGTGCTGCCGCTTGGAACTGTGTACGAGTTCTGCGCTTCGTACACGTTGCCCGCGTTTCGGATCTGGTTGCCTGCGCTGATAGCCGTGCCAACGCCGGTCTGGTACGGCGGCAACGTGCTCGGGTTCTGGCTTTCAAGCAGGAACAGAGACCCGATGTGACCGGACTGAAAGATGGACTGCCCGGTAGTGCATGTGATCGTGATGCCGGTGCCCGTGACCGCCGATGCCTGCACAGAGATCGCCTTGTCGGTGTTGATGTCGCGAAACGGCCCGCCGACGAACACTTCCTGCAGGAACGTCCAATTCGTCGCCCCGAGGCGCGACAGCTTGTAGGGCGGGTGTTTGCCTTCCACATGGACAACCCACATAATGTCGCCGGATTGCAGCGTGCGCAGCGCGAACGTGCCCTCGATCGTCACTAGGTCGGCTTCGCTGTACGGCGTCGAAACCTCATAGGCCGACCCGCCGCTGAGAAGCTGGCCGCGGTTGACGTAAAAGCGAATGTAATTTTCGCCGAACTCCAAAATGTAGGACTGCGTGACCGAAAATCGGAAGTCGGTCAGCCACGTCCGCTTGGCGCTGTTTTTTACCGTCGCCACGAAGCGCGTGCCGCCGCGCCGCCGGGCCGGACCCTGCACGGTCGGGATGAAATTGGAAAGTTGCTTGCACCCCGAGTAATATTTGTCCTGATCGACCCGTCCGTCGAGCAGCGGGGTCAGCTCGCCAGCGTTGAACGCCGTGATGATGGGGCGGGCGCGCGGCATGTCAGGCAAGCCCCCGTGCAGCCATCCACGACCCGTCAGGCATCTGCTCCGGGGGCCGCTGGATCGCGTTATTCTTGCGAGCCGAGGTCAGGGCTTCGGCGTAGTTTTCCTTCGCCATCTTGACCGCACCATCGGACTTGGTGAGCGGATAGGCCAAACGCACCGCAAGCGCCATGGCCGCAGCCTGCACGAACTCAGGCGGCCACAACGACGGATCGTCGGTCTTGTCGGCGAGGTATGTGATGTTCAGCGGCGCACCGAAGTCGGTCAGGATCGCTCGGCCCTGTATCTCGTAAGGTGGAACCGGGTTCGTGTCGATGTTGCGCAGCATCGAGAACACCCATCGCTGCTCAAGCTCGACAAGCCGCAGAAACGCAGACGGCAGGTTGAACGAACGGGCGAATTTGTACAGCGGTGCCCCGGCGTTGGCCGGCAGCGCTGCCTGCTCTTTGGCGAAGTACCACGGGTGCGTGGCGATCTCGCGGCGCACGACCTGATCGTAGCAGACCTTAGCCTGGCGCGCGCTCTCGGTGTCCTCGTCGGGGTCGGCGATGCCGTTCGCCGCAATGGATTGCAGCGCCAGATTGATGACAGAGGTTCGAGACACGGCCATCGTGGCATCCCTTCAAGCAAATGCGCCGGGGCGTGACCGCCCCGGCGCAACGCGAGACATTCGGTCGGAACCGAATTTACGGGCCGACGAAGTAAAGGTCAACGACCAGTCGCGCGCCGGCGGTGGTCGGAAGCGAAGCGGTCGCGGTGGTCATGATAATCTCTTCCTCGGCGGCGAGCGGCGGGTCCGCAAACCGGAGCGCCGTGCCGAAGTTGGTCGGCGTGTCTACCGCAGTGAACACCGCCGCAGCGCGATACTTGCCGGTCGTGCCGGCGATACCGATCGCGACGGTGGACGTACCGAGCGACACCGACGACACAAGCTCGCCGCCAGCAAAGCGGTAGCCGGCCGGGACACGGGCCAGCACCAC